GAGAGAACCTCCAGAAAATAGCCTTGGTTTTAGTACCAGACTATTCCCGGCCATGTGGAGTTGGCCAGGACCCGAGCTTTCTTGTAGATCCACTGTCGTCGATCAGTCGACTGGTCATAAACAGACCTAGCCGACTTTGGTCCTAAAGCAGTGCATATTGCAGCAAAGCCAAAACCGTCCGAGAAGCGCCCGGACACACGATCGCCATACAACCTATTAACCCGCGTAGTGCGGATGTAGGTCTCAAACCACCAACCATCGATCCCATGCGAGGCCCTCACGGGACATTCCTCGTCAAAGTCGACATGGTAGTGGCCGTCTCCAAACCCTTGCGGGCCATGGTGACATGTATGGATGTTTCTCCACTTTTTCAGCATCCGCTGATACTTTATGAAAGGAAGTGATCCCCTCGAGCACCAGCTTCTAACCGAGTTGTGAAGCTTAATAACATCCTCTTTCGCCTTTGGTAGGCGTCGGAGGTAGACAGGGGTACAATCAAGACCACTGAATGCATCCATACCACACGACTCCCTAAATAGGCCAGTCGCGAATGATTTGCTCTTGTTGATGGCAAATCCAACATCCTCCAGAAGGTTGCTAACCTCCGTGAAAGCTGCTGTAGGCAGGATGATATCATCACCGTACACGCTGACGTCTGACGTAACCACGCTCGCGAGAGCGTAGAATATCAACGATTCCAACTCAAACGTGAAGCCATTCCCCATGGAAGAAAACTTCGCGTTTAATCGAGTGGAGCCGTCAGGCCAAAGTGTGTAACGTGACCGCAATTGATCGAGCTTTAGGGCCCAATCTAGCGGCAATAGCTGGTATACCAGCTCCACGCAGATCGTGTCACTCGCCATCGAAAGGTCGATGGTAGCGTAAGCGCCCGTTTTAGAGGCGTCCATAGCACGATCTCGGTTGATAGACTGATCCCACAGGTTAATCCCTCTTTTGAAGAGACGTTTCCTGATATGAGAACCTACAGCAAGCTGTAGGCGAATATTCATATGCGGTTCATAGCATATGACTCTGTCAGTCTTAGCGTTTTTCGGGACAGTTATCAGTACATTCCCATCAACAATGTTAAATGCCCTTGGAAGGACACTAACTGGTGCGTCGGCATTAAGAACCGCCGCCCCCCATTGAGGTGAATCCTGGACCAGCCGCGAGGCGGATTTCCAGGCTGACAACGTTACGTCTAGTTGGCTAGCGTACTTGTAGATACTAGCAATCTCGTCGCCAAAGGCCGATGTAGTACGGCCGCGTGACCACCCCACGTCCTCGAAGGACGCAGGGAGAGGACCCAGAATATCAGCAATCAACCTCTGAGCAGCGAATAAGTTCGCTCCTAGGGCCGGATTCACACCCGGTGAGATTGCCAACTGTCTGAGTTTCTCATTAGTCACAGCACAACGAGACTCAGCCTCTTCGGCTGAGGCGATAGCAGTTCCCTCCAAGTCAATGTCAGTTTTCAGACCAACACATTTCGAAAGGAACTTAGTAGCAGCATAATCATCCCTGAATTTCTCAGGAACGGTATACCACATTGGGTCTATCGCTAACTGAACGAGCTGACGATGTTCGCCAGCTGCGTAAAGCAACCAGACTGTCAATGCCCTAGGAGAGTCCAGGGCCTCGAGGTAGTTCCGAATGAGGTGATCTTGATCGGCCCTTCCCACTTTCTTGAGAATGTCCTTAGCGTTCTTGACGTACTTCTTCTGTTTCGGTTTCTTCTCCTTGCGGAGACCGGAATGAAGCGCGCGTTGAGCCGCTTGGGGACCTCTACTTAGTTCGTGAGAGGGTGAATCCGATCGAACCACTTTGTGATTCGGCTTCTTGGTCTTGCGACCTTTCTTGGGACTGTGGAGCACAGGTCTTTTCCTTAATGAGATTAAGAATGGGGATACCGACCGTTAGGACGGTAAACGCTGCTAGCAGCGCGAAGGCGGCGGAACGCACGGAGTGTTATTGTCCGTGATTACCAAGCCTTCTCGCGCTTCGAGACAGCGTTAGAGAAGTAAGACAACGCAGTGAAGTTCTTCACGTACGCTGCAATGTTCTTCAATTCCTGTTCAGACGCTCGCTCGTGAGCCCAAACCTCGATTACGGCAATGCTGCCGTACGCACGCGTGGGAGGTGGAGCAAAGGAGCCGCCAGATGATGCGGTCTCCAAAGTCGGTACGTCGATGACATACCTAAACTTCTCCATTCCATTCGCGTTGACAGGGGTATGGGTTTCGGTCAACGTAAGGAACCCGACGGACGAACCGACGGATTGATCACGCCACGTAGCCACACCCTTCTTATCCGGCTGCACGATTGCCCCCTTGGGGTCGAAACTGTGAGCTACCGGAGTGGTTGCGCCATCATTGATGATGATTGTTGCTTGTGCGGTCATTGTGACTTAGCACCTTTCCATTAAGTTTGAACCTCGATGCCATCACGGCTAGAGATGTTCATAATGTTCCGGGAAGGAGAGATTCCTTCTCGGTTCGGGCACAACCTTAGGTTGTGTCCTCCGCGGTTTCAACCGGCTTAGTTGCTGGTTGAGTAAGGCAAGTGCGCTCGTTACTTGCCTTCCCGATTGCCCCGTACTGAACTTCAACCCCCTTATGAAGGAGAAAGAAGGAGCACTAGACATCGGCGTTCGCCTGACAAACACACTATAGCACTTCCCACTGAAGGGTTGTTTTACACGTGTGTCTACTGTAGAGGTTATCGTGCGTTCTCGCCGGGATCCGTAGGACCCCGAGATATGCTGAAACCGCAGTGGAGCGTCAAGTGAACTGAGGTAGTCCCCAATCGGAAGGAACCAGTCTACCACGAAGGAGAATGGTACTAGTTCCCAGGCTACCTCCATTGGATTTGTTAAACCGAGCTTGCCCGGTAACTCCAATGGCATCGGCCGAAACTTCCACTTTGCGCGGAAATTATCGAACGTTGTCGTTTCAGTGTGTCCATAACTGTCAATTCCCTGAGTACCCCAGGCTATAAGCCTTAAGCTTCCAGGAGCAGTTTGCGTCTTGGACGAAGATCGTGTCTTCGCTGTGACGGTCGCTGTTAATGCAGTAGGCCGGTCGCTAATATCCATGAGGGTATTAACGGCAGCTCGGACATCATTCATGAACGGGACCCACCCGTAACTATATTCCAACCAAGCATTCGCGGCCGCATTCTGAGCATTGCGCCCATACTCGCGGTTAAAACGCTCTACTGGTTTCTTCCCTTTAGGGGGAATGACCGTGTGGTGCATCCGTTTGAAGAATGCTGGAATATTGCCACGACGTAAGTCGTTTGCCATCAGTGCAAGGTGTTTGGCGCGAGCCGCCACCATAGCACCAGTCTTCCCTGCTTCCGCAAAGAATACAGGAACGTTCCATTGTTGTCCCTTAGCTCGATTGATCAGAATTTTGTTCAGATCGTTCAAGGGGATTCCCGGATCCGACGGTAGCTCGCTAACGAGTCCCGCATAGGGTCCGACAATGAATTCCACGCCGTACGTACTTACAACCCTACCAGTCATAGGAGTCAACTGGTAATCAGTGTAGGTGTACATATTTTGTGGTAATGACGCTCCACTGGCTCGCAATGCCGCGTACCGAGGGGTTCTAACCCAAGTACGCTCACGACGACGAATGAGAAGAGGGTCGCCCCACTTGTACATAGTGCCGTTGAGGCCCATGACATCAAGTGATCTGGACCATTCATCTTTCGTGGTTGTAGGCATTCGATTTCCTTACTTTCCCCGTCTACCCGGTTAACCCGGGGGTAGGTGTGCCATGTCGCGCACAAGAGACAATCGACTCGAGATCTCCTCATCGCTGAGGGAATCAAGGTCATCGATTGGAACGCTTAACCCGTGCTTCACAGCAACGATACGAGCGTAACTTCTAAGAGCAAACAGATTCCACAGGCGGTTAACCCGTGCAGTGTCGTCCAACTGTTCAGAAGATCTTGTGGGCATGATGCACCTCAATAGATTGACGGTAGTAGATATGTCTACTAACAGGACACCAAGACGGTGACCTCTGGCCGAGGGCCAAAAGCGAGATCTCCCC